AAAATAAAATGTTTCCCCAAAGTTCCAATTTGTTGGGTCAAAATATCTATTAAATGCTCTAATAATTCTTGTTTTAATTTCGTTATCACTAAATCTTTCGTTTAATTTTACTACTCTGAATTTTGCCCTCAATTCCGGACTTGCATCGTTGCCAAATAAAAGTTTAAATTTACCGCTTTTATATACTAGTATATCACTTGCTGTTTTAAATTGATTTAGATCTGCAAATTCTAATGCAAGATCATTACTTGTTGGAGGTAATGGGAAGGCAGTTCCAGGAACATTTAGGTATCTTTGTACTTGGTCATTATATGTTTCAGTCAATACTAAAAATTCTACAACATTGCTGATACTGGGATCAATTCTTACATTCTTATCAGCAACATGATTCCATTTAAATATCATTGCATTTTTAACTGGTAAAAGTGTATTTTGTGTTTCCCCTCTACCGTTTCTTACAGAACAATCTGTTGTTACAACACCTCTAATCTGTAATGTATTCGTACTATTAGGTGTGAGTAAATATACCTTATCTTCTGATTCAACATATACCTTTGTACCGGAAAGTTTACCACTGTCATTTTCTAAATCATTCTCTAATATAGATTTACTTACAACTGATATCCATGCTATATCATTACCACTTATATCAACTGGGTCACTATAAGATGTAGGACTTATTGTATCTGAACCTATGTCCAAATTAACAGATGTTTCTTTACGGTAATCTAAAATTTTTCCTGAAGATGGGACATCATAACTATATCCATCAAAGTCTAAATACTTTTCTAAATAAACTAAGTCATCAGTATCAACAAATTCATAAAATTGTAACGGTCTATCCGGGATCAAATCGTTATCAGTATCAAAAGGCGCAATTACAACTTTAGATCTATCGGTATACCCGTCATCTTCTATAACAGTATCAACTATATGCCAATCTATGTTAGTGTCTAATCTTTCTTTATAATTCACATAATCCAATCTTATTTTATCTGTACTTGTTACAGCAGTAGAATCTTGTGCTAAAAGATGATTATTATTATCTAAATCTTCATATAGGAATGTGCCTGATTGTGTGGATGTATTTGAGCTTGTTAATATTAAATGCCCATCTGCACTAGCATTATAAGTTGCTCCGTCTGTACCAAAACTTTTTGTGGCTCCACTATTATTTGCCTGATAAAATTCTACGACTCCTGTGCCTGAATTTAATTGCTTGTAATGTACATTTCCGGACCCATCTAAAATATTAAAGCCGAATGTTGCATTATTAAATGATACATTTACGTTACTAGGTACTCTATTTACTCTACCCAAATTATTTGCTATAGTTACATTTGGTGTAAGTGCGGCCGCATCACCGTTATCAAAATATGTATTAATTGGAACTACTGCTTCATGAACAAATTCATTTTCTGCAGTAATTACTGAAACATTGGATTCTCCCTCTGATTTTAAAATACCAAAGTTACTGACCCAGTTAAATTCAACATCATACCATTTTTGATTTCTTGTTCTTAATGGAAGATTTATTTCAAATCCGTTTGGTGTGGTAGTAGAAGCAGTCTCTTCACTGTACCAGGTATCGCCTATTCCATTACCTGTACTGTCGTACCATCTAAATACTTCACTACTGCCGGGTTTATCGTTAAATGTTGTGATTGTAATTTTATCTGTGTTTGCTTTATTATTAGAATCTACAACTTTTATATTTTTGATATTGTAAAATTTTATATCTTTAGCACTTTGTAATATATATTGTTCACCTCGTATGGATACATCATACTTGTATGAATTATCATCTATTGGAACGTAATTAAATAATACTACCCAACTTGCATCTATTGGTGAGCCCGTTGTGCTACCTGCATTGGATACGTTGTATGGACTTGTTTTATCTAAATTTTCATTTTCTATTACATACCATTTATCTGCTAAAAGAGATGTAGATTTATTAGTCAACATGTATCCTATGCCAAACGTTTTCTTATCTTCTATCTGCTGTTGTATTGAAGATATTTCTGCACTATCAAATTCTTTTCTTAATGTAACAATAACTTCATGTGCAGTCCAATTTAAGGGAACATCTTCACTGAGTGTCCATGGACCTACACTTGTACTTAATCCACTTGTTAAAAGACCTGCATTGGTTTCTTTAGTGATTCTTACCCATTTGTAATCTGCTGGGTCATTTGGATTAACAAATTTTATAAAATTATTTTCTTGTATTTGTTTAAATGTTTCATATACATTTGTTAAAACTTGTTCACTGCCAGAGGACGAAACACTTGTGGTTTCCGTCATATAACCTGTTGAGCTTTCTGATGATACCGGTAGTGGTTTCCATTTAATATCTAATGTTTCTAAATTAAAAGAAACACTTTTATAATCTATCCAGGCACGTCTAGCACCATCATATATAAAATTATTGACATTTTGTTGTCTTAACAGATCAGGAATCGTGTTTTTAATAATATTATTAGCAGTATTATTCGCACTAACAATTACAGAAGATGATGTATCTTTCTTTTGTTTGTATATGTATCCGTCATCAGCAAATAATTCTATATTTTGGAATGTTCCTGTTGGGTCGTTTATATCAATATATCTACTATGCCCAGCATGTGTTTTATTAACCGCTCTTAATTTTTTAATATTACTGCTTTGTGAAAATGGGAAAATATTATAATCCTGTGCTGACACCATTCTATTTTGTGTGTAATATGTTTGTGGTGCTTTAGATTTAATACTTGCAAGAGTTTCGGTAGGTAAACTATTATTTACAGATGTCTGTAAACTCAGTATTACTGTTAGAATATATTTTCCACCGTTTTTGTTTTCATATGGTATTTCTATGGGAATATTTCTTGCATTCTCAGGTTGAATAGAATACCTATCACCAGAACTTGCTCTATGCCATACTCTAAATGAACCTACCGGAATATTACCAAAATTACCGTCTGGAAATTTTATTCTTACTCCGTCATTATTTAAATTTTCTGTTGCAAATAGATTTCTAGAACCTAATGCTTGGCTGTTAAAGTTAAGAGTTTGCCCTACTGTATTAGGTATCCTTGTCCATTTATTTAAAACGCCGCCGTTTTCTGTAAGTTCTTGTACATATAAATCTGTTTCATTTATGTTAGTTAGATTTATATCTGCTACTCTGTTTGCTATTGGAGTTGTAAAATTTAAATCTGTGAACGACAAATTTCCTTGTTTAAATAACATAAAGAAACCAGTGTTACTACTGTTTAATCCTTTACCGTCGTTTCTATAAAAAACACCCATATCGTTAAGAGGGTCAGGATGTCTTTCAAAGAAAAATTCACCGTCATTAAAATCACCATCTACTGCTTCGAAATTACGTTGTACTCCGTTTATAGTTAGTGGCATGGAAATAGCATTTGTAGTTCCAATTTGTTTTGTTATTCTATATAATTCAGTTTTTATATTACTAATTTTGCCTGATTTAATAGGATATGAGAATCTATTTGTATTACTAAATGTGCTATTTAAAATAGTAATAAATTGTTCGTAACTTTCAGGATTGTTTACATCGTCCCAAAAGACTGTCTTGTTTGCAAGGTTCCTATTGAGACTATCTGTTAAAGGCTCGTTTGTTCGTAAGCCTGTAATTTTCATTAATCCACTTGCTGGTACGTTTCTTCTTGGATTGTATCCAAGCATTCTGGCAAGTTTAAATACTGAGTCTCTTCGTTCAGCAGTTTCTAAAAAGTTTTCCCTGCTGTTTAAATCCATTCTAAAGGCCAATGATTGAGATAGATATGCAAGTAATTCTATAATTGCTATAAACTCTGAGCTCTCAATGTAGTCGTTGAAATTTTCTGGAAAATTTTGTCTTATGTAATTTACCATAGACAATCTCATGGTATCAAAATCATAAGATGTAAAATCTATGTTAGAGAAGGCTTTATATGCGACTTTCCAATCTTCTGCCGCGAATAAATTATTTTGTCTTTCTGAATATGCCATTTTTATTGTTCGTCTAATACTTTGTTTACGAATTCTAAATACAATATATCTTCATCGTTTATTCCCCTATAGGTCAAAGTTACCTCTGCTCTAATTGTGTGATCTAAAATAAAAATACTGGTATCTATTAAATCTACTCTGGGGTCTGTATCTATAATTCGTTCTATATCTTCTTTTACTAAATCTTCTGTAAGATCATCTTCTGGGTTCATTAATAGATCCCAAATAATAGACCCAAATTGTGGTCTCATTAATCTTTCGCCCTTGCGTGTATGAAAATGGTTTAAAAGATCTCTTTTTACAAGTTCTTTATCTATAAGAGTATAAGGCGCTCTTGCCTTATCTATTGTACTAAATCCTTTAAACATTGCCATACAAGTATTTATCATAATAATTAAATATAGTTTTAATAAGATATTGACTATTGGGTAAAAAGACTGTATAATGTGTCTAATTTGTATTTTTTAATTAAATACAAGTGAGGAGAAAATGGAAATATCATTAAACAACACCCTAGAAGAAGAACTAAGAGTAATGCTTGTTGATAAAAATAATGAATGTGCCGCTCTAAGAGCTCATATTGAATTATTGGAAAAAGCAGTAGCAGAAGAGCAAGAGCAAAAATATAGATTGCTTGTTGAGAATGCTGATCTTAAAAAGTTAATTAAAACTTAGTAAATAGGGTAATTCGGATTATCTGGTAGATCGCCTGGTTCTACAGGTTGTCCAGTCACTGGGTCATCATTAATGAATTTTTTAGCCTCTAATTCTGCTAAGGCTTCTTTTTTATATTTTTTTAATTTCGCTGTTAATTGGGCCCAAGTCAAACTGGAGCCTTCACTTGGTTTATAATCAAAATTTACAAAGTCTGGTGTTGTGAATAATTCTGCTTCAAATCTTCTTCTATCAGCATATTCTTTTTTATACTGCGGTGGAGTATTATCATTTATAGGGCCTTTCCTCCATCTTTGAATCAAGCCGGGTATTCTTTCGTAAAATTCTTTATTAAGTTCTCTTACTATTGTGCTTTTTGCAAAATTCTTTGGTCCTATATGCATTGCCAAACTTACTAGAGAAATGAATTGAAAATCACTTATTTTGACCTTGATTAATTTTTTCACAGCAACTGATGCCTCCTCTGCCTGTGATATAATTGTCATATTAGTTCCAACTGGGCCTAGACCGTTAGAAAAATCAACAAGTTTTGTTCCTTTTTTGTCTACTAAAATAATACTTGGGCCATCTATAATTGGTTCTATGCCTTCTTTTAAAAGTCCCTCAACTATGTCTTTAAATAATTTTATATTTGTATTACTTGCCATTATCCAATTCCTTTTTTAGCATCTTTAACAATATTTTGTAATGTGTCTACAGAAACTTCATTTTGTAATGTATTAGATAGATTACTAAGATCTTTTAAACCACCGCCTGGAAGACCTGCTTTAGCAAAAACTCCTCCTATTGCCCCGTCTACTTTGCCTTTTAATTCTGATAATGCATTAAGTTTCCCACTTGCAATATTTTCTAAATCTTGAAACTCCAAAGGAAGACCATCAAACCCAAATCCCATTGCTGAAAATCTTGCTTCTAATTCTGTGAGTATTTTAGATTGTCCTATAATTTTTTGTGCAAATGCATTAGTTGTAGGGAATCTCAAAGGCGGTAATAATTTAGTTAGCATATCACTATAATTAGAAAATCCTTGCAGACTTTGTAAGTATTTCATACCAGGTATATTAAAGTTACTTAATTTGTCTTTAAGAGGGCCTCCAAACTTGTCTCCCAGTCCACTGATTTTATCTGTTATACCACCAAGTTTATCTGATATTCCTGAAACACCTTTAGCAAGATCCTTGGCCTTAGATGCCGCCTTGCTTTTTTCTATGGTTAATAAACTTGCTTCAATTGCCTGTTTATACCCTTCAGGAGAATTGGCATCTGCTACCGGCTGTGTCGCAGGGTCTATGTCCGCTTCAGTATCTTCCACCATACCTTCACTGCTATGTGTCATAAGGTCTGGCATGTCGTGTCCGTCCCAAGGTTCAGCAGTTACAAGGACACCAACTAAAGAATCTAATTCTGTGGGGCCGCCTGGACGTTCACCGTTTTCAGGTAATTTTTGTTCGCTGTCTCTGTCATATTCTGGTTGATCTTTAGGTTGATCTACATGTGTTTGTACTTCTAATTCAGGTGCTGTCTGTGCCTTTACAGGAATAATAGGAGCCGCACCAGGACCACTGTTTAATAGTACTGTGAGACCTTGTACTGCTGTCGCCACTTCACTTTTAAATGTAGCACCTAAAAGACTGCTCATATACATTTGTCCCTGTGTGCCCACAGAGATTCCTCCTACTCCAACATCTAAATCATATTTTAGCCCTGACTGCCTAATCATGCCTGCCGCATTTATATCAAAGTCGCCGTCTTTGGATGTGAGTTTTGTTCCTGTACCAGCATGTGCTGTAAATTCACCTACACTTTCTAATCTTATATGTCCGCCGTATCCAAGAGGACCACCTGGTAAAGGTATTCCTTTTTTAGGTATACCAACATTTTTATCCCCAAGTGTGTCTCCTGCGGCTTTTATTTTTACGTCGCCACCTGCCTCTATTTTTATATCTTTATCTGCACGTAGGTTAAAATCTCCTTTAGTTCTTACATTAAAAGATCTTTCACCGTATAAATTTATAGACCCGTCTGCACCCAATTCAACCCAGGCTCTACCGCTTTTGTTAATGATATAAACTGTGCCAGTTGTATCGTCTAATAATAACTGATTACCACCGCCCGTTCTTAATCTTATATTTCTACTGTTAAGATTGTCGTCCATTATAAACTGGTGACCAGTGTGTCTATGACCGTCATTTTTGGCGTCTTTAGGACCGGGTGTTAAAATACCAAATACTTCACTTGGTGATTCTCTTTTTGCACCACTAGATGATGCACCTCTTATTGTGTCGTTTATGAGACCCTGTTTTGTGATTGTTTCTGCTAAATCGTCATGCACTGGCCTTAAAATATCAGTACCATCTTCTGGCATGGGGTCAAATTTATTTTTTTCTGCTACAGGTAAGTTGTTCCCTAATGCACCGTAATTTCTGACACTACCAGGTATGCCTGGTATCATATGATTTGCTCTATGTGGGTATAAACAACTAATAATGAAAGGATATTTCATATTGCCGTCACCAAAAGCAACAAGTACAATATTACCTTTATCGGGCGGTACCATCCACATACCATAAGATTTTTGTGTGCCTATAAATGATTTCGTATCATTAACCTGGATTGCCGCATAATTTGTTCCACCTGCAAACGGTGAGCTCCAAATACATTCAAAGTATCCGTTTTTATCTTCTTTATTTTTTGCTAGGGAGGCGATGAATACTGTAAGTGTACCTGTTTTGGTAATGTCTGTTGTAGCCATTACTTCGCCCAGATAAATGCCTGCTCTTTTACTAGTTCTTAGTTGTTTCCTATTAATCGGATTATTTGTTGACTGTTTGCTACTATCCATCTATTATCTCTATGACAATGGTACACCGTCAGGACCAATATTGCTATTAAGTACTTCATCTATTACACCTTCACGAGCCACGTCACCTCTTCTTTCTTCAAACTGTGTGTTAATTTCCTGTTTAATTTGTTCTAACATAGACATTTCGTATGCGTTATTTTTCTTAGCATGTAAGTCGCATGTAAATAATCCATTACTGAAATTTAAGGTTGTTTTTAAACACTGATAAACACCACTCATAGTATAATTTATCCCAGAAAAATCATATAATCCTGTATTTTGGTCTTCATCGTCTATATTAAAATCTAATTTTCTTGGACTCTCTAAAACAAGTAAAAAATCTGTGTCTGAATCATCGTAAGACATACCAAATAAATTTGTTGTTAGATGTTTTTCTGGTTTGACATTAATACTAGTGTTTTCGTTTATACTTCCTACTGCATCATCATATAAATTATTATTTCCTATCCACCAAGGATCTCCCCTAACAGTCATATTAATTTCTAATGTACTCTTTGTTTTATTACTGTGAGCATCCATTAAATGAGAAAACATACTGGGTCTAAACGATCCCCTTTCTCCTGGAGCATTTGTAGTTTTATCGCCGGGTTCTACTGATTTAACCGCAGTTTTATTTCTAACATTTGCTAATACAACATTTTTAGCAATTTGTTCATCTCGTATAGCATCTTGATCAGACCCGTCACCCTCTAAACCTTTAATAAGTTCAGAAGAATACAAAAAGTCTATATACCCCTTGTCATTATAGGAAAGGTCATCATCAAATTCGTCACCATCAGTGGGAGACCCCTCCTGAGGTGCTGTTACTTTTTTAACAAGTTCGTTACTTGCTAATGCAGAACTTATCTGTTCATCTGCTAAACTTTCTGCTAATTGTTGAGCTTTTGTGCCGTTAATGTCGTTTTCAATTTCTTTAATTTCTGCATCAGTGAACCCAACATATTCACCAAACTGTCCTAAAATATTACTAAATTCATACCCTTTTCTTTGCTCATCAAATTTGTTTTTTAAATCAGTAAGACCTGCTAATATACCTTGCTTTTTAGATTCTTTCTTTTGTTTTTCTACAACAGGAGCCTTATCTTGAACATTTTCAGAGGCTTCGTCCTCAGTTAGTGATGTTGCTGTAGCCATTGCGGCTTGATCTGCAAAACTTCCCTCTCCGTAATAAGGAGATGTAAGAACAAATGCCTCATCAAAACGTAAATTTAAATCTATAACTTGATCGTTTTTACCTGTAAACATATAATAATATTCTTTGTATATTTTAAGATCATTAATTCGTTTCTTTACGTTTTCCAATTGTAAATTTTGACCAGCATTAAGTTCATTCATAGAAACGCCTACGTCTGTACGGCTTTCTCTTGTAAGCACAGGTTCAAATATAAAAATTCTTTTATATTCATTGCGTTTTGTATCAAGTTTATTATAATCTATAATTACTTTTGTATTAATTTTATACCAACTAATAAAAGCCTGATCTAATTCAACACTACTTCTTGGATCATTTGGATCTGTCATTCTGGTTGCTTTTTTAAATAGATCTTCACTTAGTGATAAAATTGTTGCTAAAATATCTTCAAAACTTTCTTTTTCAGGAAAATTAATTATTACCCCTTGTGTACGAGGAATAGCCAAAGCGCCTGTGGTCTCCGGATTTAAAAAAACGCTGGTTGGATTCGACTCTAATTCTAATGATGGTCCGTCTCCTGTGTCATCTGTAATTTGCTGATTTTCTTCTTCATCGCCTCCAACAGTAAATGTTCCTCCTGGAAATCTTTGAGCAAATTCTTCTTTAAGTGCTATACTATGAAATAATTTGTCTTGTAATAAATGTTCATCGCCTTCATATTCATCGCTTGTAACTTGAACCTCTTTGTGAACACCGTCTATAGTTGGTGTCCTACTAGCAGAATTTTGTATTAAATTATCTACATTTATTATAACTTCATCTGCTACAGTTCCATCCTTTTCTGCATTTTCTTTAAGTTTTGCATTCCATACTGATTGCAAACTTCCATCACCGTCGTTTAGTAATGTTCTTAATGTTGTACCTGTGATTTTTAATTGTTTGGGTATTCTGTAGTTTTGGTCAAATAATGCTATGTCATTATTTGGTGTTGCTGTAAAATCATATATACCTCCTTCCGGTGTAATTTCCATAGTATATGTTACAGCACCTAGTTGAAAAAAGAAAGGGCCTTTTATAACAATAGGTGAGCCACCACCGTCTTCATTAGAGTTCGCATCTTGTCCTACATATCCTTTGAATTCTATTTCTAAAATTAAAGGCAACTCCGTCGCTTCATATCCACAAAAAGATTTTGTTGCCGCAAGTCTGTCTAATAATGTTACTGCGCCTGCTTCTGTTAATGTAAATTTAACCTGAGCCGCTTTATCTGGGAAATTTAATATACTGAGATTATCTATATTGATATCCGTACTTCCAGTTTCTGCAATAATTACTATATCTCTGGGATCAGGTGTGGTACGTTTTACATCAAATTCCTCTCTGCCATATTCGTTTTCTCGCTCTTGTTGTGATTTTTGTCTTTCTATTAAATTATTTTGTTCGATTGCCGCGGCATCTTTCTTCTTCATGAATAATCTAAGTTTGTATGTTGATACATCAAAATTATCTAAAATATTGCCGGCTACAGGATGATCAAGGTATAGTGAATCCCTAAAGGTCTTACTTGCGTCGGTGGGGTCAAGACCTAATTTTTTAAGTGTTTCGTCAGCGATATTACTAATCGGGCCTTCTTTTCTTTGTTCAAATAGTCTATCTAATTCTGCACGTTCTTCTGTGGTAAGTAGACCATTTCCTACAAGGTCCAGTTTATTTCCATCGTATGTTATAGTCTCATCGCCCTTACCCAGAGCTTGTTCATCAGCAGTAGTCTTTCTTTTGCCTATATTGCCTTTTATTCTATTATCATTTTGTATAATTTGATCATAATAATTTGTGAAGTCACCTAGTGTGCCCTTTTGTGCAATCTCGGTTAAATTAAATAAGTTTGTGGTTAATCCATATGGCTGAAATTTAGGAGGTGTGTAATTGGACATTATCTACCTCTAAATCTTAATACAATATTCTCTGCCGGTAGTTTGATTGTTTTACCTGCTTTGAAATCTCGTATAGGGTCACGTATTTCATCTAAATTTCTCATAGCAAAAACCCACCATAGTCTAGAACTTTCGTATAATTGGTATGCTAAAAGATCAGGCCTTTCATCATATTGTTGAGGTATTACATAATCTTCATCATAAGGTGATGCTTGTATTGTAGGTAACTTATTTACATCCAAAAATTTTCCTTCCATGACTGAAAAATTTTTAATAAATGATTCGTTAGTATAAGTAGCCATTAAATAAATCCGTCCTTATAAAGTTTACCATTTCTAAATGATTCAACATTAAATTTCTCTCTAACTTTCTTAGGTGTTAATGCTGGTACCAAGTTAATACTGATATTCATTCTAACTGGCATGTATGTGGTTTGATCTTTACCTGCTACTTTTGTTTTTACAGGAATATAATCAACATCATCTGGTAACTGTATTGTGTAGTCTCTTAAAATTACTGGTACTTTATTAAACCCATGCTCTCCCATGTATTCAAAAAGTAATACCGGTGGGGGTGTGCCTTTTTTATCTGGTCCTGTTTGGTCACCAAAATAACTTTTTGTAACTGTTCTTAAAAAATGAAATACTGCCAAAAGATATTGTGCATCATATATGTCATTTGCATAAAAGTCTGCTGTAACAGGTAATATAGGCGGTCTTGTTGCACTATATGAATATATTGGATAGTTCATACCATGTAAAAGTTGCTCTGCATATTCCACGATACCTGATATAAAGATGTTTGGTGTTGTTTGCCAAACTAAGCCACCAGCACGTCTTAAAGGTTCTAATAGACCATTATTATCAGCAGAGTAAATTACATCTGCACCACCGTCTTTAGGTCTCAATCTAGCTCTCCAGTCAGACCTTGGTACACTACCGCCTTGAGCAGACTTGTTTTGAACAAGTCCTGCATTTATGACTTGATCTGATAATTCTTGTGAGTTTAATTGCTGAGCCTGAAAAAATGTATTATCTGAATAATTTTCAATACCACCTGCTAATCCAGGCAAAAATGCATTGAGAACACTTTGTACTCTAGGGTCTAACTTACTTACAGCCTTGCCTGCTTTTTTAGTTAGATAGTTATTTACTGATTTTTCAAAAAATGACATTATAAATCTCCATGCTTATATTTATCGTATTCATTAAAACTAGTTTTAATCTGCCAGTTTTACTAAATACTAATTGACATACACAAAAGACTGTGTATAATACTAACAATATAAATGAACGATAATTTTGAGGAGAGTTAATGGCACAGCCTAAAAAAGTTAATTATCTTAATAATAGAGATATATTAAAAGAAATACACAAAAGCAAGATGTCTTTTTGCTATCTTGCAGACGAAAAATATTCTATATTTGATATCATATTAGAAGATGTCAAAAAAATCAATAGAAACAGCATAAAATTAGCCAGAGAAAACAGGGCCGCTAGGATACAATATGATGGGTATCAGGCCGCAATGGCAACACATGATGTTAAGGATTATAAAAATAAACCCAAACAAAAAGAATTTGCTGTAGACCCTAAAGAGATACCCTTAGAGGATTTAGTATTTAGGGTTATGACATATGATCATATTCCAGATGCCCCAGGCAGAAAGAAAAATCCCAAAAACGAAGCAGAAACCAAAGAAAGAGTAAACTTCCCTGCATATAAACATTATGCTTATATAAATGATGAACTTAAAGAAGTTGCTAGAAGCCATTGGGAGGGCAGTTTAAGTAATGGGCACTTTAGTGTTTCTCATGGAACCCTAACAAATAAATTAGGAATCATGTTTTTAAAACTAGTTGAAAGATATAGTCATAGATCTAATTGGCGTGGATATACTTATGTTGACGAAATGCGAGGACAAGCAATTCTTCAATTAGCACAAATTGGATTGCAATTTAACGAAGCAAAATCAGATAATCCATTTGCATACTATACTGCGGCGGTTAATAATAGTTTTACAAGAGTTCTTAATATGGAAAAAAGGAACCAAACAATCAGAGACGATATTTTAATAGACTCTGGACATTTACCAAGTTATGGCAGACAAATAAGGCACGAAGAAGAAATGAGAGCCATTAGAGAATCTGCACAAAATGAATCAAACCCAGAATAATTTATGAGTCAGTTGTTTAAGACAGCGGCCTGTTTTACGGACATACATTACGGATTAAAACAGAACAGTCGTTTACACTTACAGGATTGTGAGAGATATGTTGACTGGTTTATTGCAGAAGCAAAAGCCAGAAATGCAGAAACTTGTATATTCCTTGGTGACTGGCATCATCACAGAGCAAGTGTTAATGTTGCTACAATGAATGCAACTATCAGAGATCTTAAAAAAATAAATGAAGCATTTGAAACTGTTTACTTTATAACAGGTAATCATGATTTATATTACAGAGAAAAACGTGATTTAAACAGTATTGAATACGCCAGAGACCTGTCTAATTTTGTAATGGTGGACGAACATTTTGTCCAAGATGACGTTGCTATTATACCTTGGCTTGTAGGGGACGAACACAAACAAGTAGCAAAGATGGATGTCAAATATATGTTTGGACATTTTGAATTACCTTACTTTAAAATGAATGCAATGGTAGAGATGCCAGACCACGGAGGTATAAACGACAAAATGCTGAGTGGTCCTGAATATGTGTTTAGTGGCCATTTCCATAAACGCCAATATAAAAATAATATACATTATATAGGAAATGCTTTCCCACATAATTATGCAGATGTAGGGGACGAAGAAAGAGGAGCAATGTTTTTGACATGGGGCGAAGAACCTCAATATGTAAATTGGGAAGATTGTCCTAAGTATAGAGTATTTACATTAAAAGAACTATTGGACAACCACCAAGATTTATTAGATGAATACACTTATGCAAGGGTAAAATTAGATATTAGTATTTCATATGAAGAAGCAAATTTTATCAGAGAAAAATTTGCAGAACAATATAAGGTTAGAGAATTACAACTTATTCCTGTAAAAGACGAAGAAGAATTTGAGGGCGGTGATATAAGTTTTGAAAGTGTTGATCAAATAGTTTTACAACAACTTGAAACAATAGAAAGCAACACGGTAGACAAACAAAAATTAATTGATATTTACAATGAGATCGAGATACAATAATAATGGGCAAATTAAGACAATGGTTTAGACGTTGGTTTGACAAACAAATAGAACTAAGTTTTCAACGTCAAGCAAACAAATTATTTTTAAAAGGTCAAAAGACAAAGAATGCTAAAAATTAAAAACATATCAGCAGGTAACTTACCAGATGAAGTAAATGTTATCATTGAGATACCAGCAAATTCATCTCCTGTAAAGTATGAGATAGATAAAGAGTCTGGTGCAATGTTTGTAGATAGATTTTTATCGTCTCCTATGTTTTATCCTTGTAACTATGGATTTGTACCAGATACATTAGCAGAAGACGGTGACCCTACTGATGTATTAGTTATAACACCGCATCCACTAATACCTCATAGTGTTATTACTGTTAGGCCCGTTGGTGTATTATTAATGACAGACGAAGCAGGAAAAGACTCTAAAATATTAGCAGTTCCTACAGATAATTTATCAGAGGCGTACAGACATATTAGATGCATTGATGATGTAGAAACAACACTTAAGAATCAAATTGAGCATTTCTTTAAGTATTACAAAGATCTAGACGATGGCAAGTGGGTGACTATTGAAGGATGGGGCGATGCCGAAGAAGCCAAGCAAGAGTTATTAAAGGATAGACATGCTAAAAATTAAAAACGTTTCAGCAAAAAACTTTATGAGTGTTGGCAACAACACACAGGCAGTTAATTTTGACAACTGCCAACTTACACTTGTATTAGGACATAACTTAGACATGGGTGGAGACGGTAGCAGAAACGGTACTGGTAAAACTACTATAATAAATGCATTAAGTTATGCACTTTATGGGGAAGCATTAACAAACATCAGACGTGATAACCTTATAAACAAAACAAACGGTAAAGGAATGATTACTACTGTTGAATTTGAGATTCAAGATAAAAAGTACAGAATAGAAAGAGGAAGAAGACCTAATATTTTAAAACTGTTTATAGACGGAGAGGATGTTTTAGATAATGAACAACAAGGTGATAGTAGAGAAACACAAAAAGAAATTGAAAAGATAATTGGTTTCCCTCATAATATGTTTAAGCATTTAATTGCTCTCAACACATACACAGAACCTTTCCTAAGTATGAAAGCCAATGACCAACGTGATATGATTGAACAGTTATTAGGTATAACTGAGCTTTCTAAAAAAGCAGAAGTTCTTAAAGAAAGACAAAAAGTTACTCGTGAAAGTATCAAAGAAGAAGAAATCAGAATAAATGCTGTGGAAGAAAGTAATAAAAGAATTGAAAAAAATATTAATGAGATAGAAAGTCGCAGTAGAGCCTGGGAAAAAAATAAGGATGACAAATTAATAGAGTTAGGCGAAAAAATTATTCGCATGGAACGAATAGATATTGATGCCGAATTAGAAAATCATAAATTGTTATCTACTATAAAAGAAAAAATTAATCAAAAAACTACATTAGAAGCAGATCAGAAAAGACTGACTAATAGTGCTGATCGCAGTAAAAATAAACTGGAAGAACTTAAAAGTAATTTAACAAGAGCCAAAGAGGGTGTATGTCCTGCATGTGGGCAAGATACAGCACATTTAGAAACACATGAGGAATATACCGAAGAATTACAGGAAAAAATCACAGCAGAAAAAGAATACTATGATGATTTAGAATTACAACTATTAAAAACATGTGGAGCAATAGATGAAATAGGTGATATTCCTGAAGCATCGGATGTATATTATAATACATTGGAAGAAGCATTAGAACATAAACATAATCTTGTCACGATGCAGTCAAATTTAGAAACAATGGCATTAGATGTAAATCCGTACATAGAACAAATAGAAGGACTAAAAACAACTGGTATACAAGAAATAAGTTTTGAAACAATGAATGAACTTACTCATTTACAGGAACATCAAGAGTTTTTATATAAGTTATTAACAAGTAAAGATAGTTTTATTAGAAAGAAAATAATAGATCAAAATATAGCATACTTAAATCACAGATTGGCACACTATTTGGATAAACTAGGACTTCCACATGATGTTAAATTTGCTAGTGATTTAGGTGTAGAAATTACAGAATATGGCAGGGACTTAGACTTTGATAATTTGAGCAGAGGTGAACGTAATAGACTTATACTTGGATTAAGTTGGGCATTCAGAGATATGTATGAAAGTTTAAATAGGCCTATGAATTTAATGTGTATTGACGAACTTATAGATTCAGGTATGGATACTATGGGTGTAGAAAATGCACTTGGCATACTTAAAAAGATGCACAGGGAACAAGGCAAAAACATCATGCTCATTTCTCACAAAGAAGAACTAGTCGGACGTGTAAATAATGTTTTAACAGTCGTTAAAGAAGGCGGCTTTACAGCATATAACACGGACACTGAGTATCTTGATGGCTAATTGGCTTTACAAAAACAAAACAGTAACAACATTACCAGACGATTGTGAGGCATTTGTATATCTAATAACGAATAACACAAATGGAAAAATGTATGTTGGTAAAAAATTAGCCAAATTCAAAACAACCAAACCTCCCTTAAAAGGTAAAAAGAACAAACGTCGTGGCACCAAAGAAAGCGATTGGCAAACTTATTGGGGTAGTAACGATCATCTCAAAGAAGACGTTGAATCATTGGGAGAAGATAAATTTACACGAGAAATTTTGTACTTTTGTTCCAGTCGAGGCATTGCAAGTTATTTAGAAGCAAAGGAACAATTTGACAGAAAAGTATTACTCACAGACGATTATTATAATGGAATTATCAATGTCAGAGTGGGCGGTTCAAAAATCCTCAAGGAAGAGCTCAAAGACATATAAGTAGGTGTGTTAAAACGAAAGTTAAAACACAATTCACTAAGGCATACAAAGGCACAAACATAGGACTATACACCGGCCCCAACAGAGGCAAATTAAATCTGGCTCCTTGACAATCCGGCAATGGCAACACCCGGTGCGAGATACTGGAGATGTATAGCGGCAAAGTACAAACACACGACAGACAGTATAAAAGGATGTAAGCTCTGAGAAAAAGCAACTTACAAGTTATATAACTAAACTTACCTAGGTTATATGATTTCCGTGAGATTCGTGACGGTAGTGTATGGGGACAGAAGGCTCACTGGTTCCTAGTAGCACCCGAGGTTAAGATGGCGACGGCATCACATGATGACTTCATTCTCACCTGTATAGGTGAGTTATGGCTTCAACATACATGATAACGGTCTACTTAAAAAATTCTTTCAAACAAATGAAAGAACGAAGTTTACGAAGTGATTGAATGTAGTTTGAAAAGGTCCGTAGGACCTATATAGAGTTTAAAGATTAAAGTTGTTCTGTTGGAGATTTGCCTGCTTTTGCTTGATTATAATCATTTATAGTTTTAACTAATGAAGCTCTTTGTTTTGATGACATTTCCCATGCTTCAGACCAGGTGACAGATCCATTACTATACACAACTAGTTCAGTTATGTTTTTCTCTATGGCGTCTGTTTCTTCGTTGAGCTTCCTAAGGTATGCCACTACCTCCTCAGGCTCTGATTGAGCTAGGAAGCCGTGAAAAAATTTACGGGATTAAAGTTTACCTGTGCTTGGAACTCATATGGTTCTTCTTCAGTACCACATGCAGTACATCTCATGAGTACTTCTTTGTTTACACCTATATTGGAAATCTCTGAGATAAATTCTTCTATCTGTTTTCCAACAGCACTTTCACAGTTTTCTAAAAATTCGCGAATATTATTTGAGTCATTAACGATTATGTCATCGCTGTCTTTATCAACAGCAGGAATTGTGATAGAAGCCACACTATCCACCATTATATCAAAATTTAATTGAGAAAGTTCTATAAAATTACTATTAAATGCACGAATTCTTTCCACTTCATCATCTATGGTAGCAATTGATTGTAAACTTCTTTCACTTCTAAAGTTTGCTACTCCGGCCTTTACTGTAGTTTCATAACTAAAAGGTCTAATTTCTACTAGTAGACCTGTATCAGTATTAAATTGATATGCATCATCTAATGTACTCATAGTGGATAAAGCACCCTCTACACTGACGTTTTCAGTGACAACTTCTTCACATTTATCACAAGTGCTGGATACCTCCATATCATCACCATAAGTAGCACCCTGAATAGCAATTAGTAATGCATCTATGTCATTACTTAAAAGTTTTCTTGGTAATTTGATTGTTGGTATACAACTGCTAATTACTGTGGCAATTGCTTCACCGTTTAATAATGCATCTGGATTTTTTAGCATTAGTTCATCCTTAGCAGTCATGGGATATACTGGTAATTCTCCAGTTTCCGACATGTCTACTACATCCGGGGTATAAAATTTACCTTTACTGGGTAATTGTGTATATAACTTTGGCGACCTAAAATGTCCTGCTAGTGGATTGGTATTATCTGCCATATTAAAACTCCTGTTAATTAAGTTGATAAATATACATAGTGATAATTTATCATGTAGTATTTATCTTCATTAAATACGCATATAATAGAGAAACCGGTAATGGCAAATTTTAAGGGTACGATAACAGACAGTGAAAGCAACACATATAACGTTGATGTGTCTGTGCCTGATTTTGCCCTGGAATCAACATTAAAAAAGATAGAAGATATTTTAAGTAAGTCAACTAAACTTAATTCTGACACAAAAGAATCCATAGAAAAACTAGTTAAAGAAACAAAATCAGGCAATGAGAAAAAAGAAACTGATAACCTAGTTAAAACAATGGAAAAGTTCTTTAAAGAAAATCAGTCTAAAAAGAAAACACTCAGAGAAAGAGTTAGTGCTGATGTTCTTGATAATATGGAAAGGGACTTCAGACAGGTTGGTAATGCTGTAACTACTTTAACAACAGTATTAATAACAGCAGGTGCAGTTGCAAGTACATTCTTAGTAAAAGGATTTACAAATTTAGGTGAAGGGTTAAAAACATTAACCGATGTTGGTGGTGCTTTTGGTGATTCTCTCTCACAAACAAGTATAAGTGCAGAAGAGAATATCCTGTCCATGAACAAACTGGGCTTGACAACAGGTCAGGCTGTTGAAGTACTGGGTAATTATTCAAGGACTATGGCGGTATTAGGCCAAAGTAGTGTAGTTGGTGCAACAAAATCTTTCTTAGACTTATCAGACGGCGGATTAGCATTTGGTTCAACTCTTCAAGATGCAACAGAATTCTTGCAAGAAGACTTAATGTTCAGAACAATGATGTTGAGAAGAGATCAGATCAACAATGAACAAGCAATTAGAGATTCTTTAGCATTAAATCGAAATCTCAGAATGTTCTCTACATTACTAGGTATTAACAGTGATGAATTAAAGAAAAATGCTCAGAATGTTATAGACGGAAATACAGCCTTTAAAGCCTATGCGGCTAGTTTGCAAAACGGCCAAAGTGTTATTACAGGTGCAGAAATGTTGGCAACAGGGTTGTTTGGTTCGTTAGGTGAAGCAGGACAACAGGTTGCAAATGGTCTTTTAACAATATCTGCTACTGGTGTTGGTGCTATAGATGATTTTGTAAATGAGTTAGTGCCTTTGGCTCCTGGCGTTGCTAGAGTGGTTGAAGATGTTGCGAAAGGATTAAGATCAGGGCGTATAGACCAGTCAAATGCCAACCAAGCAGTATTAAGAATAACAGAAGCATTTGCTAATGTAGACCCATCAACAATCAATCAACTAATACCTATTATTTCAGGATTAGGTGGCGAGCTTGCCGGAACTTCAGAAGTTTTGGTACAAGGATTTATTAATGCAGGTAATAGTGTTGACAAATTAAGACAGCAATTAGATATGCCACTTGCATTTAGTGATACACAAAGCGGTCTTATCACATTCCAAAACATTGTAAGTAAAGCACAAGGAGCCTTGTCAGGTTTCCAAAATGCATTGGTGATAGGTGCAAGTCAAGGATTAAATGGATTTAGTAAATTACTTGATTCCGCAATACAGAACGAAGAATTTGCAGAAATGCTTACAAATGCAGGTAGAAGATTTGGCACAATATTTAATAATGTGATTTCAAGAATGGGCGGTATGGATGCCGCAATAGCAAAGATTTCAGACGGCATAGGATATCTGCTTGAAGAAGGTGCACAATTATTTGAAAATATTTTAAATGGGTTTGTGGACAAACAAGGCAACTTGCAAATATATCAAGGCTTTGTCAACATGATAGCAGAAGGCCTAGTAGCGGCACTAAAATTAGCAGGTGTTGTTATAATGGAAGGCTTTAAAATAGCAATTACAAATATGGATGTAGTTGGTGCAATAGTTGGAGGCTTTTTGACCTTGTTTGCACTAAAAAGTTTGGCTACAGCCGTAACAAGTGTACTTATTGCAGGAATGACCTCTTTATTTACAAAAGCGGCGGCTGGATTGGGTTTAACTACTACATTAACAACTGCAACGACGGCAGGAACATCAGCCGCAGGTGCGGCCGCAACAGGCACCGCCGCTAATAAACTTTTAAATAAAGATGGTAAACCTAACAACAAGCCCAAAGCAAACAAAACAACAACTAAAGGAGTACTAAAAGGTGCTACTAGAGTTGCTGGTAAATTCCTACTACCTGTAACTGCGGCATTGGGACTGTATGATGCCTTTCAAGGTTTTGGTGCAGATCAGAATGCTTCATTTACTGGCAAAATGGCAAATGCAGGTTCCAGTTTATTAAATGGTTTAACCTTTGGATTATTAGGTAGCAGTTCCAAAGAAATTGCAGAAAGAGCTCAAGGAAAAGAGGTTGAATCTAATACAGCACTAGACAGCAATGTTGCCTTAAGAGAAGCAGTGATGAATGTTACTGCAAAATCTATGACAATACATATTACAGACCCAACTATTGTTAGATTGGTTAATCCTGTGATGAATACAACTAATAGGTTGAATGCAACACAACGTAATAATACTGCTCCAATAGATGTTGTTACGGCGACACAAAGGGAAATTGATACTGCAACTAATATTCAAAACAGTGGCATAGATCCTAAGAATTATACACCTGAGGAAAAAGAACTAGTAGACAAAGTAAACAACCTGTCCGATCAACAAACATCGGTTTTACAACTTATGCTTAGTGAATCTAAAAAACAAACTAAACATCTTGCAGATTTACTAAACAAAGACTTTAACGATTAATTTCCAGTTTCCTGTCAAATATTAAAATCACTCTTGACACAATACGATAAATAGTGTAATATAACTAAAAGGATTATATTTATGAGTTGGAGAAAATACTTTTCTAGTGTCGATAACAGTGGTTTACCATTAAATGTAACAGGTAATACCCCTGAAGGAGGCCCAGGAGCGGCAACAAGCAGATATGCTAGTTGGTTGCCGGAAGTTTATGCCGGTTCTCCTAACCGTTTGATGAGATATATGCAATATGATCAAATGGACAATGACTTAGAAATCAATTCAGCATTGGACACAATAGCAGAATTTGGTACTCAAGAAGATGAATATAGTGGACTTCCTTTTGAAATAAACTATAATAGAGACCCTTCTGACACAGAACAAAAGATAATTACTAAGACCCTAACTCAATGGTGCAGGCTCAATGAGATGCATAAAAGAGCATTTAGAGTGTTCCGTAGCACTATAAAATACGGTGATCAATTCTTTATTAGAGACCCAGAGACTTATAAATTATTTTGGATAGACCCTGCTAATGTAGAGAAAGTTATTGTTAATGAAAGTGAAGGCAAAAAGATAGAAACATATTTCATTAAAAATTTAGAACCTAACTTTGCAGATATGGTTGCTACAGATGTGTCCGGATTACATGCAAGGCCATATGGCTCCGGTGCCGGAATGATGGGCGGTGGACTTCAAGGACCGCAAACTGGTAACTATTTAACTGGTGCAATAGACGGTGTAGACCAGGGTGTTCCTGTAGATGCAAAACATGTTGTTCATATAAGTTTAACTGAAGCAATGGACCATGCATGGCCTTTTGGTGTAAGTATTTTAGAACCAATATTTAAAGTATTCAAACAAAAAGAATTATTAGAAGACAGTATTATTATATACAGGGTTCACAGAGCACCTGAAAGACGTGTGTTCTTTATTGATGTGGGTAACATGCCACCACATAAAGCAAGACAGTATTTGGAACAAGTAAAATACGAAGTACAGCAAAAACGTGTTCCTAATAAAAAGTCAGATGGCAGTAGTGTTGCAGATGCGGCCTACAATCCAATGAGTATGTTAGAAGATTACTTCTTTGCACAAACGGCAGATGGTAGAGGTAGTAAAGTAGACACACTACCAGGCGGTGAAAACTTAGGACAAATAGACGATTTAAGATATTTTAATAATAAACTTTTAAGAGGTTTAAGAGTACCAAGCAGTTACTTGCCTACTGGACCAGAAGATGGAAGTAGTGTTTATAACGACGGTAAAGTGGGTATTGCTTACATTCAGGAATACAGATTTGCTAGATACTGTGAAAGATTACAAAAACAAATACAAGAAGATTTAGATACAGAATTCAAAATGTTCCTCAAACACAGAGGTATAGAATTAGATAATTCAGATTTCTTTATTACATTTAATAAACCAATGAACTTTAGTTCATATAGAGACCTACAAATTGATCAGGAAAGAGCTAACTTGTTTAATACATTGGCGGCTACACCGTTCTTAAGTAATCAATTTAAATTGAAGAAATATCTAGGTCTTACAGAAGACGAATTTAAAGACAACGAAGAATTATGGCGTAAAGAAAACGGTTATGAAAAATTTGTTGATGGTGAAAAACAAGCAGATCTCAGAAATCTTGGTATAAGACCAGAGCCTGATGCATCGGTAACACCTGGAGCAGATTTAGACTTTGGTGATTTACCTGATCAAGCAATGGATAATACAGACGATCTAGGCATAAATACTACTGATACAAATCCAAACCAAATACCTGGTGGGAATACACCAGAACTTTAATATGAGATTAAACGAATTTTACAATCCTGAATTTGATGAGTTTCAAAAACAACATCAAGATGATACAAGAAAGAGCAAAATGACTCTTGAAACTCTTGGCAAACTCAGAAAAGTTCGCGAAGTACAACGTGCAGAAGAGTTAGAACATGCAAAATTTCAGAAGGTAATGTATGCTACTCCAGTTGACAATAATAATGCATTTTAGATAAATACTTTAGAGAAACAACTAAAAAACATCAAAAACACTCAAAAAACACCTTTTTATACATAAAAACACAACTTTACTATAAGTAATTAGATGGCTCGGTATATTTCCGAGCTGAGTGTTCAATCACTTTAAATTTTATATGGAGAGACCACAATGTCAGAATCAAGAAGTAAATTAGAAGAAATTCTTGAACTTCTCCTTGCTGAAGAAAACGAAAAAGCAGAAGAAATGCTTCATGAGTATGTTGTTGCAAAAGCAAGAGCAGAATATGAAAAAGTTCTAGATGAAGACGTTTCTGAAGAAGAAGCAGTTGAAGAAATTGAAGAAGCAGAAGAATCAGAAGAAGAAGCAGTTGAAGAGGCTGAAGAATCTGAAGAAGAGGCTGTTGAAGAATCAGAAGAAGCAGTCGAAGAAGAGTTCGAAGTTGATGAAGTAATTGATCAATCAAACGATTTTGAAGATGATATTCTTGCTGATGAAGAAGAAATCGAAGCAGACGAAGTCGGCGAAGAAGAAGAAAGCGAAGAAGAGGAAGAAAACGGAGACCTAGAGGACAAAGTTGACGACCTAGAAGACGAGCTTGACGAACTTAAAGCAGAATTCGAAAAATTGTTAGCAGACGACGAAGAAGTCGAAGACGGTGAAGAAGCAGAAATGGACGCAGAAATGGACATGGAAGACGAACTCGATTTAGAGTCAGTTGAATATGATCTTGATGAAGAAGTTGCTGAAGAAGATGAAGTTGTTGAAGAAGCAACTAAACTTCAAGATAAAGCACCTGAAGTTGCTAAAAACGAAAACCCAGACAACAAAGAATCTTCACTTACAAATGCACCTAAGAAAACATTTGTAGTTGACGGTCAAAAAGCAGGCATCGAAAATAAAGATGGCGGCGAAGGTAGTATGGGCGACAACAAACCAGCAGATAACACACCAACAGATAACATAAACGTTGAACCTAAAAAGGCGTAAGTCTTTTTAATTAGGAGTAACTGATGGCGAGAAAACTATACGAATACATGAGTCCTGAGCAGTCTAAGGTTCAGATTACTGAATCTAATGACGGTAAAGACCTGTTCATGCAAGGATTATTCATTCAAGGTGATGTAAAAAACCAAAATGGTAGAGTATATCCCAAAGATGAAATAAGAAAAGCAGTAGAAAGTGTAAAATCTCGTTTATCTAGTGGTGAAACTGTAATGGGAGAGTTAGATCACCCAGAAGAATTACAAATTAACCTAGACCGTGTAAGTCACATAATAACAGATATGCATTGTGATGATTCAAACGGATTAGGAAAATTAAAAATCATAGAAACACCAATGGGTAACATTGCAAGAGCATTGTTAAAAGCAGGTGCTAAACTTGGTGTAAGTAGTAGAGGTTCAGGAAACGTTAACGAAAGTGGTAAAGTTTCCGACTTCGACATAGTAACAGTGGACATTGTGGCACAACCAAGTGCACCAGATGCCTACCCAAAGACAATCTATGAAAGTTTATTTAACATGCGAGGCGGAGCATCATTATTTGATACCGCTGGAGCATTAACACACGATAAAAGTGCAGAAAAGTATTTGATGAAAGCAATCACTGGTTTCATCAATGAATTAAAAATAAAGTAGGAGACTACGATGGCAGTGAATTTTAAAGACCTACTTGAAAATGCGGAACTTACTGAAGAAGTAAAATCTGCTCTTCAAGAAGCATGGGAAGGTAAAATTTCTGAAGCAAGAGAAGAACTTACTGCGGAACTTAGAGAAGAGTTTGCACAAAGATACGAGCATGACAAAGGTCAAATCGTTGAAGCAATGGACAAATTCATCTCAGAAAAAGTAACAGCAGAAGTGGCGGAAATTGCAGAGGAAAAAACAGCCCTTGCAAACGATCGAGTAAAATACACGAAAGCCATTAGTGAACATGCCAAAGTTTTAGACAAATTTGTAACTGAAATGGTTGCAAAGGAAGTTAAAGAACTTAGAGCAGATAGAACAAAAACAAGTGAGCATGTAGCAAAATTAGATAATTTTGTAGCAGAGCAACTTGCTAGTGAACTGTCTGAATTCCACGAAGACAAAAAAGGCTTAGTGGAGCAAAAAGTTAAAATGGTAAGAGAAGGCAAGAAGCAATTAGCAGAAGCCAAACAAGATTTCATTAAGAAAGCGGCAGACAAAGTTGAAAACGTTGTCAATAACGTAATTACTAATGAAGTTAAATCTTTCCGTGATGACATTACTAAGGCACGTGAAAATGACTTCGGTCGAAGAATTTTTGAAGCATTTGCAAATGAATATAACGTAAGTTATCTGAATGAAGCAAAAGAAATCAAGAAAGTAGAAAAAACAATCGCTGAGATGGAAACTAAACTTAACGAAGCACAGCAAATTATTGCTGATAAAGAAGAAGCAGTTGCTTTAACTGAGTCTAAGTTAAGAGTAGCAGAAGATCAAATGAATCGTAAAGAAACATTAAACGAACTTTTGGCTCCACTTGGCAAAGAGAAGAAAGAAATTATGTCAGACTTACTTGAAAGTGTTAAGACAGAGAACTTAGAGAAGCAATTCAATAAGTATCTTCCATCTGTTTTAGATGGCGAAACACCAAGAGTGAAGAAGACGTTGTCAGAATCAGTTACTAGTGAACACACTGGTAATAAGGCGGCTGTAATAACAGAAGCCGATGACAAAAGTGCGAATGATATCGTAGAAATTGATATGATCCGTAAATTAGCCGGACTTTCAAAATAATAACAGGAGTTAGAAATGGCAGAATTATTTGAAAGCAACTGGTCCGCAACTAAAGACGCTTTGCTTGAAGGCTTATCTGGAAACAGAAAATCTTCATTAGATGTGGTCCTCGAAAATACAAAGAGACATTTGTCAGAGGCCGCAACAGCAGGTGCCACAGGTGCAGGTTCAGTAGCAACATTAAACAAAGTTATGTTACCATTAATTAGAAGGGTTATGCCTTCAGTTATTGCTAACGAACTAGTAGGCGTTCAGCCTATGACTGGTCCAGTAGGACAAATCCACACACTAAGAGTCAGATATGCTGAAACTGGTGGTGGAGCAACAGCAGGTGACGAGGCTTTAAGTCCTTTTAAACTTGCAGGTAGTTACGCAGGTTCTCCAGACGCTACAGCGGCGGCTGAAGGAACAGCAGGTAACAAAATGTCAATCCAAATCTTAAAAGAAACTGTTGAAGCAAAAACAAGACGTTTAAGTGCTAGATGGACATTTGAAGCGGCACAAGATGCAGAAGCAATGCATGGCGTGGACGTTGAAGCAGAAATTATGCAGGCATTAGCTCAAGAGATCGTAGTTGAAATCGACCAAGAAATTATCGGTTCACTAAGAACTCTAGCAGGTGCTGGTACTACACTAGACTTTACAGGTTCATCATTAATTGGTACACCTGCATACGTTGGTGACAGACATGCATTATTGGCTATAGAGATCAACAGAGCGGCTAACAGAATCGCGGCTAGAACAAGACGTGGTGCTGGTAACTATATCGTTGTATCTCCAGAAGCATTGACAATCCTACAAAGTGCGTCAACTTCAACATTTGCTAGAACAACAGAAGGTTCTTTTGAAGCACCTACAAACACTAAGTTTGTTGGTACATTAAACGGAACAATCAAAGTATTCGTAGACAACTATGCGGCTGACGGTACAAAAGTACTAGTTGGTTACAAAGGTTCAAGCGAAACTGATGCTCCAGCATTCTATTGCCCATACATTCCATTAATGAGCACAGGCCCAGTGATGGACCCAAGCACATTTGAACCAGTAGTAAGTTTCATGACTAGATATGGTTATAAAGAACTTACAAATACTGCTTCATCTCTTGGTAATGCGGCAGACTACGTTGATGCGATTACTTTAAGTAACGTTGTATTCCAGTAAGCCTTAAAACTTACAGGTTCGTAGACGACCAGTTGCTAGTTTAACTAGAAACATTAAAAAGCACACTACGGTGTGCTTTTTTTTGACTGAAGATAATTATGATAAATAGTTCTATATATTGGGATTTTAATAAATGGCAACAAAACGTACCTACATAAATGCAGATGAAGAACTAGTAATCAAAGGTCAACTGACCATTGAAGGAAATGTAACTCAGATTGAAACAACTCAGCAGGTTACAAATCTTCAAGGCAATGTTTTCACTATTAACAGTGATGGTGATAATACTCCGGCCATATTAAATTTAAACAGTAACGGTACTTTAGGTTCATTAACATTTACTGATGGCGGTAATATTGCCGCAGAACCCGGACTACAAGGAAATTTATTTGTAGCATCTGGCCAATCTATTATTATAGACGGTGGCGGAAGTATAGGTGGTTCAGGATTTACAGGAAATTTAACAGGTACCGCCAGTAATGCAGATGCATTGAGTAGTGCAGTAACTTTAAATTTAAGCGGTAATGCAACAGGCAGTACAAGTTTTATAAATGCTGGAGACTCAGTAACTTTACCGGTCAATTTAGTAAACAGTGGAGTAACTGCAGGTACTTATGGTACAAGCAATGATGCGGCACAAATTACTGTTGATGCACAAGGTAGAATTACAACAGCAAGTGATGTTGCTATAAATCATGATGCTTTATTAAATTTTGTAGCAGACGAACACATTGCTCATAGTAGTGTAACTCTTACTGCAGGAGCAGGTTTAACTGGTGGTGGGGACATCACATCAAGTAGAACTTTTGATATTGTAGGCGGAACAGGTATAACTGTAAATGCTAACGATATACAAACAGATGATTCCTATATCAAAGGATTATTAAGTGCAAGTAATGGTGTTGACTACAATAGTTCAACAGGAGCCTTTCAAGCAGTTGAAAGTGAAATACAACATGATAGTTTAGATGGCTTTGTAGCAAATGAACATATAAATCACAGTGGCGTAACACTTACAGCAGGAACAGGTCTTACAGGCGGTGGCGATATAACTACAAGTAGAACATTTAATGTTGTGGGTGGCGATGGTATTACTGCAAATGCAAATGATATACAAGTAGACAGTACTGTAGTTAGAACAAGTGGTAATCAATCTATTGCAGGAACAAAAACATTTACCGGTACAGTAGATTTAAGTGGGGCAACAGTACCTGGCTTTACAGTTACTGGAGAATTATCAGTAACAGGAAATGTAAACTCACTTAACTATGTAGATCTACAGGTACAAAATTCAGAAATAATTTTAAACAGTAATGTGGTAACGGCTCAAGATGCAGTAATTAAAAATGAAAGAGGTTCCACAGGTAACGATACATATTTAAAATGGGACGAAGGAACTAGCAGATGGCAGTTTAGTAATGATGGTAGCACCGATAATAACATGCTACTATTTTCAGACTTTAGTGCAAGTAACGGTGTAGACTATAATAGCTCAACAGGAGCATTTCAGGCTGTAGAAAGTGAAATACAACATGACAGTTTAGATGGATTTGTAGCAAATGAACACATAGACCATACATCTGTAAGTATTACAGCAGGTACAGGTTTAACAGGTGGCGGCACAATAGCATCTACAAGAACATTGAATGTTATAGGCGGAGATGGTATTACTGCAAATGCAAATGATATTGAAGTAGATAGTACAGTAATAAGAACAACAGGTAATCAAAGTTTAGCAGGTGTAAAAACATTTACTGGTGAACTTTTGTTACCAACTACAGATGTAACAACCGAAAATGCTATATTTACAGACAGCAATGAAGCATGGGTATATGTTAATGGTAGTAAAAAACAAATTACGCCAACAAGCAGTTTAGGTACAGCAGAACAAGCCAATAGTTCTTTATCTTATTCTCTAGTAGGCAGTACAACAGGAACAAGTACATACGAACTATACGCAGGTAAAAGAACTATAGGCGTAGACGATTTTCATGCTATTAAAGGTTTAGAAGAAGGAACATATACAAGTTTAAGTGAAACTGCAACAGCAGTAACAATAGAAGCAGACATAAGTGCAATCAGAGGTGCATTTAGTGTTATTGATAACGGCGGTGATGGTAGTTTATCATATAATTCAGGTACAGGTGTTATTACATATACAGGCCCAAGTGCAAGTGATATTAGATCGCATTTTAGTGGCACTGGACTTATTGCGTATAATAGCGGAACAGGAGTAATTAGTACATCTGCAGACAATTATGGTAATTGGAATTTTGACACAGATACAAGTTCAAGTGAAAGTGTTTCTAGTGGCAACTTAGTTTCCATATTGGGTGGTAGTGGAATAGATGTAACACATAGTGGAAAAACTATAACAGTCACAAATACTAATAGTGCTGACATAACAGGTGTTATAGCAGGCTCTGGTTTGTCAGGAGGCGGATTAAGTGGTACTGTTACCCTGGACATTGGTGCAGGCACAGGCATAAGTGTTGCGGCTGATACAATAAGTGTTGACATGTCAGCATTTGATACTGATGATTTAGCAGAAGGCACAAACAAATATTATACTGACGCCAGAGTAAGAGCGGCAATTAGTGCAACAAATGGTTCTGCAGGTTATAATAGTGCTACTGGTGTGTTCAGCATACCAAATTCAACATCTCATATTGGTGAAGGTTCCAATCTATATTATACAGATGCAAGAGCCAGAAATGCTATTAGTGTAAGTGGTGATTTAAGTTATAATAGTGCAACTGGTGTTATCAGTTTCACTAACGATGCTGGTGATATAGAAAGTGTTTCTATAACAGCGGGTACAGGTTTAACAGGTACTGCCAGTGCATCTAGTGGCGCATTTAGTACAACACTTAATGTAACTGGTTTAACAGTCAGTGAACTAGCACCGACATCATTATTAACCAGCTCAGAAACATTTGCTGATAGCGACACACAGTTAATGACAGCGAAGGCTATAGATGACAGAATTATCAGTAAAGGTTACAGCACAACAACAGGTACAGTAACACAAGTCAACGGTGGTAGTGGACTTACAGGTAGTGTAACAACATCAGGAAGTTTAGCCGTTGGTGCAGGTAATTATATACTAGTTGGTGCCAATGATGTAGGCGTCGATGCAACATCCACAAATACAGCAAACAAAGTTGTGGCTAGAGATGGTAGTGGTAACTTTGCCGCAGGAACTATAACTGCTACAGCAACAAAGGCCCAATATGCTGACTTGGCTGAGAATTATGTAGCAGACGAAAGTTATGAACCAGGAACTGTTTTAGTAATTGGCGGAAAACACGAAGTAAGTGTAACAGATGAAGCAGGAAGTTACAAAGTAGTAGGTGTTGTATCAACAGACCCTGCACACTTAATGAATGTAGATTGTGAAGGCGAACATGTAGTAGCAGTAGCATTACGTGGAAGAGTTCCTTGTAAAGTAACTGGTAATGTAAACAAAGGCGATGTACTTATTGCTAGTGATACTCCAGGGTTTGCTATGGTAGGTGCTATGGCACATACATTAAGTCCATTACAAATAGTTGGTAGATCATTAGAAACTAAAACAGATGCAATGCCTGGTGTTGTTGAAATCATAGTTTAAAAAGCATAAATTCCATATAAAGATAAATAGTATTGACGGAGAAGACTGTGTCGTCATTTATGGATTGGCCATAAAGACACAGACATCAGTTATTAAGGCATGGTGTCCTTATACAACTTGATGAACTGACCTGGACATAAAGTATGGCAATATTTGGAAATTTTAAGGGTACTACTCAATCTGAATTTAAAATCGGAAAAAGTTCTACCGGTTCAAAATTATCCACAGGCTCCCTACCCTCAAGCGATATATCAAACGGTGATATATACATAGATAGTTCTAATTCAACTTTGCAGGTATATAATAACGCCTGGGTAAGTGTAGGAAGTACTTTAACGGACTTGAACGTTGACTCTGGTACATTATTTGTAGACAGCAGTAACGATACAGTCTCCGTCGGCTCAACTAGTTCTAATGACAAACTATTTGTAAATGGTAGTTTAAGATTAGGAACAAATCCAAGTTTAAAACACGGTGGTGCATATTTAGATGTATCACATAGTAACGGAACTGCTACACAATTAAGGGTTAGAGATAACAGTAGTGGTAGTGACCCTATATTTAAAATATACAATGCAAGTAATAGTGCCGAGGTATTTAAAGTACAAGGTTCAACTATTAGAATCAATGATGCATATAATTTGCCAACAGCAGACGGCACAAGCGGCCAAGTTTTAAAAACAGACGGATCAGGAACAATTAGTTTTGGATCTATACCTGCAAGTGGTAGTAACACTCATGTACAATTTAATGATGGTGGCGACTTAGCAGGTGATTCAGATTTTACATTTGATAAATCAACCAACACACTTCAAGTAACAAATTTAGATGTAATGGGAACTTTCAGTAAATCTGAAGATTACGGTTCTATTACATCAGCGGCAAACATAACAGTCGATTATGGTGACATAACAACAGAAGATAGATTACCTACTCCACATGATAGTTATACAGTTTCAGAGGCAAATTCATTAACATATTTGAACACAGGTGATATGATATTTGTTAGTGATGAAACAGGAGGTGCTACAATGGCTTTTTATGATGGCACTAACTGGAGAAGAATACAAGATAGGGCAATAATTAGTACATAAAAAACCAAGGACACACAATGCCAAGAGCAAAAAAGACTACTACAAAGACAGATAAAAAGGTAGTAGCAAAGAAGCAAACAGTACAAGACATAGAAAAGATTATTAAGAAGCAAGTGCAAGAGCAATTAGAGGAAGCACTTCTTAATATTGAAATAGAGTCGCCCGAACCGGTAAAAACAGATGCTTGGGTTGATATGGATTTGCTTAGAGAGGAAATTAAAAAGGAAGTACAATTTGCACAACGTAAAGTTGAGCATGTACAAAAAATAGAAAATAAGTCTGATATTAGTATATCTAGAAGTGAACTAAAACTTGTTGGTGAAAAAGAATTTTTATTTACAAGCGATTTAGACGGACTTGTAATAAGTGAAAATGATAAGGCTTTAATAACAGCAAGTAAAAGTGGTGCTATAGGATTTGGATTAAAAGCACCTAGAAGTTTTGGGGTAGGTAGTGCCCATTTTAGAGCTAATTATACCAGTGATGCTCCAATGCCAACAAGTGGTGATGGAAGTACAAGAGGTGTAATTGTTGAAGGTGACGGTGACGATGATAAAACCTTCACATTTAGAGTTCTAAGTAGAATGAACAGGCAGGGTCTTAATGTAACAGGAGATGGAAGTTTATTAGTAAATTCTCCTAAAGATGAAACATTAAGCAGAGTAACAATTAATCAGACTAACAATGATAGGCCTGCATTAAATGTTATAAGTGCTAGTAAATATTTTGATGAAACTGTTTTAAATTTACAGGCAAAAGCAGGATTAGAATCAAAATTTAATTTTATTAATGCCAAAGCAGATGTGGATAATAACGGAGGCTCTGGTATAGATGTTTTTAAAGTAAATGCTGAAGGAAGTGTTTACAGTGAACAGAGTTTTTATTCAAATGGTAAAGGTTATGCAGAACTATTTGAATGGGCAGACGGGAATCATAAAAATGAAAACAGAGATGGTTTTACGGTTGCTCTAAACGAAAAAGGACAATTAATTATAGCAGATGAAGGAGATAGTATTATAGGAGTTGTAAGTTCAAATCCAGCATTTATTGGAAATGCAGGCTGGAACGGATTACAAGACAGATATAATCTTAATGCAGATAAAGAGCATATGAAAACCAAATACAAAATTGTTGAATGGTTAGATGATACTGGTGTTTTACACAGTTATGATGTAAAAGATTTAGACCAAGATTTTGCTTTTCCTGAAAATGCTATAATTTATGAAACAGACAGTCAAGGTAATGACATGATCAAAAGAATTTATAGAAGTGATTTTGATAAGTCTGAAGAATACACAGATAGAATTAATAACGGTTGGTCGCCGGTGATAATTGCAGGAACGACGCCAGTTTTTAAAGGGCAATTTATGGGCTCTAACTGGATTAAGGTTTCTGATATTAGTGATGACCTTGAACAATGGATAATCAAATAATAATGATAAATACTATTAAATATTTTTGCTATATTAGGGGATAAAAAATGGCAACAGCAATTCAAAGAAGAAGAGGTACCACTAGCCAACATAGTAGTTTTACTGGTTTGGCAGGTGAGATCACGATAGATACAGATTTAAATACCGTCATAGTTCATGATGGTTCAACAGCAGGTGGTTATAGACTTGCAAAATATACTGAAGTACAAGCGGCGGCGGCAGGTGATATTACATCTGTTGTAGCAGGTTCTGGTTTAACAGGCGGTACTACAAGTGGTGACGCAACTATAGCCATAGATTACGAAAACCTTTCAGGTAACTTGGTTCCAAGTGCAAACAACACTTACAGTTTAGGTACAGCAAGTAATGTTTGGAAAGATGTTTTTGTTGGACCAGGATCATTATATGTTAACGGACAACAAGTAATTTCAGATAACTCAGGTACTATTCAAATTAGTGCAGATGCAGGACAAAACATTAGTATTGTAACATCTGGTGCAGGTAGTGTTGAACTTACATCAGGTTCTGGTGTAATTGAAATGAAATCTAATGTACAAATGACATCAGGAAAAACAATTAGCACAGCAGGTGGCGGTGCTACCACACAAGGTGGTAATATTGATATGGATAGTAACAATATTAACAACTTGGATGATCCAGTTGTGGCGCAAGATGCGGCTACTAAGGCATACGTTGATGCACAACTTTTAACACAAGATAATACAGATGAAATAACAGAAGGTTCAACTAATCTTTACTTTACAAATGCAAGAGCAGATGCTAGAGTACAAGCGGCAATCGATACAGATACTGCTTTTGGTAGTGCTTCAGATTCTTTAGTACCATCACAGTTAGCAGTTAAAACATACGTTGATGCACAAGTTGATACAGTAGATGCTTTAAGTGAACTAAGTGGTGACACAGATGATGTTACTGAAGGTTCAACTAATTTATACTATACAGATGCTAGATCAAGAGCGGCAATTAGTGTTACTGATTCAGGTGGCGATGGTTCTTTAGCATACAATAGTTCTACTGGTGTTATTACATATACAGGCCCAAGTGCTAGTGAAGTAAGAGCTCACGTTAGTGCTGGTGACGGTTTAGATGTTAGCAGTGGTTCTTTCTCAGTAGACAATACTGTAGTAAGAACAAGCGGCACACAAACAATCGCAGGTGCTAAAACATTTAGTGATGATGCAGTATTTAGTGGTAACTTAACTGTAAGTGGAACACAAACAATTTTAAATACAGAAACCTTAACTGTAGATGATAACTTAATCGTACTTAACAATAACGAGTCTGGAACCCCTAGCCAGAACGCAGGTATTGAAGTTGAACGTGGAACATCAGCAAATAAAACTTTAGTATGGAACGAAGGAACAGATAAATGGTCTGTAGGTACTGAAACATTTGTTGCTGGAACATTTGAAGGTGATGTAACTGGTACAGTAAGTGATATTAGTAACCATGATACTGATGATTTATCAGAAGGTTCAACTAATTTATATTACACAACCGCACGTTGGGATACCAAAATGGCGGCGGCTACTACTGATGATCTTACAGAAGGTTCAAACTTATATTATACTGATGCAAGAGCAGATGCTAGAATTAGTAATGCTATTGTTGATGAAGATAACATGGCATCAAATAGTGCCACACAAATACCTTCACAACAAAGTGTTAAAGCATACGTTGACTCACAAGTAGCAGGTAAAGATGCTTTAAGTGAACTAAGTGGTGATACTGATGATGTATCAGAAGGTTCAACTAATCTTTACTTTACAGATGCAAGAGCAAGAGCAGTTGTAAGCGGTAGTACAGGTGTTACATATAACAGTTCAACTGGTGCTATTAGTATAGGACAAGATGTTGGTACCACAGATGATGTACAGTTTGGTAATGTAACAGCAGATTTAACTGGTGACGTAACAGGTCAAGTTAGCGACATAAGTAATCACCTTTTAGATGAAGATAACATGGCATCCAATAGTGCAACTAAAGTTCCTTCACAACAAAGTGTTAAGGCATACGTTGATGCACAGGTTGATACAGCAGACTCTTTAGGTGAACTAAGTGGTGATACTGATGATATAACAGAAGGATCATCAAACTTATTCTTTACAAACGCAAGAGCAGATGCTAGAATTACAGCGGCATTAATTGACGAAGACGATATGTCATCAGATAGTGCTACTAGAATCCCTTCACAACAAAGTGTTAAGGCATATGTTGATTCACAAGTTGATACAGTAGATGCTTTAAGTGAACTAAGTGGTGATACTGATGATGTATCAGAAGGTTCAACTAACTTATATTTCACAAACGCAAGAGCAGATGCAAGAGCAGATGCTAGATTTGATGTTAAACTAGCGGCGGCTGATACAGGCGACCTAACTGAAGGTTCAAATTTATATTATACTGATGCAAGATCCAGAAGTGCTATATCAGTAACAGATGCAGGTGGAGATGGTTCTTTAGGTTACAACAGTTCAACTGGTGTTATTACATATACAGGACCAAGTGCTAGTGAAGTAAGAGCACATTTAAGCGGTGGCGATGGTATAGATTTTGCAAGTGGTGTTATTGATGTAGACACATCAGTTGTTAGAACATCTGGAAGTCAAACTATTGCAGGTTCTAAAACTTTTAGTGATGATGCAGTATTTAACGGTAATTTAACAGTTAATGGTACACAAACTGTTCTTAATACAGAAACTTTAACTGTAGATGACAATGTAATCATACTTAATAATAATGAAACTGGTACACCTTCACAAAATGCAGGTATTGAAGTTGAACGTGGAACAGGTACAAACGTAACTTTACAATGGAACGAGTCTGGAGATAGATGGCAGTTCACAAACGATGGTTCAACATTCTACAACTTGGTTGTAAACTCTGATGACGTTGCAGAAGGCTCTACTAATGAATACTTTACAGATGCAAGAGCTCAGGCGGCAATTAGTGTTACTGATGCAGGTGGAGACGGTAGTTTAAGTTACAGTAGTGGTACAATTACATATACAGGACCAAGTGCAAGTGAAGTAAGAGCTCACTTTAGCGGTGGTACTGGTATTACATATGATAGTTCAACTGGTGCAATTAGTTTAACAGATACAGGTTACTTAACAGGTGTAACAGCAGGTAGTGGTTTAACTGGTGGCGGTGCAAGTGGTACTCCAACTATTAATGCAGTAGGCGGTTATGGTATTACTGTAAATGCTGATGATATAGAAGTTGCAAATGCAGATATCAGAGGATTGTTTAGTGCTAGTGGAGATATTTCATATAACAGTACAACAGGTGTGTTTAGTTTCACTAATGACGCGGGTGACATAGAAAGTGTTACTGCTGGTACTGGTTTAAGCGGTGGCGGCTCTAGTGGTGCAGTTACATTGAATGTAGACTTATCAGAACTTACTGATATGACAGCAGGTATGACAGGCTCAGATGAGTTTATTGTATTGGATGCAGGTGCTGATAGAAGAAAAGCGGCAAGTGAGATTGGATTAAGTATATTTAATAACGATGCAGGCTTTACTACTAACGTAGGTGATATTACAGGTGTTAGTGCAGGTACAGGATTAACAGGTGGCGGTTCAAGTGGTAGTGTTACATTATCATTAGCAACTTCAGGTGTTACTGCGGCAACTTACGGTGATGCTGATAGTGTTTCCCAAGTAGTGGTCGACGCATATGGTAGAATTACAAGTGCAAGTAGTGTTGACATTGCTATTGCAAGTTCACAAGTAAGTGGATTGGCAGCATCGGCAACAACTAATGCTCTTAACGCAAGTAATATTAGTTCAGGTACATTGGCAAGTGCTAGATTACCAGACTTAGCAGTATCAGACTTTGGTGGCTCAGCAATCCAAACTGGTTCAGAATCATTTAGTGATAGTGATACAGTATTGATGACAGCGGCGGCGGTTCAAGACAAGATCTTAAGTTATGGTTATACAACTAATGTTGGTGACATAACAGGTGTTACAGCAGGTAGTGGTTTAACTGGTGGTGGTAGTTCAGGTACTCCAACAATTAATGTTGGTGCAGGTTCATACATTAATGTAGCGGCAGACAGTATTAGTGTTGACGCAACAACTACAAATACAGCAAGTAAAGTTGTAGCCAGAGACGCTTCTGGTAACTTTGCGGCAGGTACAATCACTGCAACGGCAACAAACGCTCAATATGCTGACTTGGCTGAGAACTATGAAGCAGATGCAGAATACGAAGCAGGAACAGTAGTGTGCTTTGGTGGTGAAAAAGAAATCACAGCATGTGATGTTGAATTAAGCCATGCAGTTGTAGGTGTTATTAGTACAGACCCAGCACATTTAATGAACAGCGAATGTCCAGGTATAGCATTACCAGTAGCATTAGCAGGACGTGTACCATGTAAAGTGGTAGGCCCTGTTGCTAAAGGAGATTTAATTGTAAGTTCAGCAGAAAGTGGACATGCTAAAGCAGACAACAACGCATCAGCAGGTAGAATAATTGGTAAAGCAATTGGTTCTAAAGACGGCGAAGATGCAGGTATTGTTGAAGTATTAGTTAATATGATGTAAACTTTACAAAACTTAAAAAAAAGAGGAGCATTTATGCTCCTTTTTTTTGATCAAATAAAATACATACAAAAAAATGATAAATACAACTGAGTAACAGTAAACAGTACAGGGATAATATGGAAGATATCTTTAAATTAATTGCAGAGGTAGGCGCTCCGATTGCCGGTAGTCTTGTAATGGGCTTTTTTATCTTTTTGGTGATTAAGCAAATTATGGAAGGTATCGTTGATCAAGTAAAAACACTTACAGGTTTTTGTAAGATGTTAGAAGCAAGAGCAAGTACAATGAGTAATGAAATGATGAAAATTGATTTGCTAGTTAGTAGTGCCTTAGAATTAAGACCAGATATAGAACGTATCGCAAGAGCAGAAAACTTCGTCGAAGACGGCAAGGTTGATGCTAGGAGAGATTAATGGATATTGCTCAATTAATTTCTGAATACGGATTTCCGGTTGTTATGGCTGTAGGGTTGGGTTACTTTATATACTTTATATGGAAGTTTATAGGTGAGCATATAGATCCTGCATTACAGGATATGCATATTGCTCTTATAAGAGTAATTGATAAAACTCGTATGCTAGATCAGGATATGATACGTTTACAACAGAAAGTAAATGTAGTGTTGGAATACAAAGCAACACAAAAAATTCTAGAGCAAAACAAAATGAAAGAGGCTCTAGAAAAACAGGAAGGGAAGAAAAAATGAAATTTATTTTACCAGTAGCATTCTTATTATCAATTTTTAGTTTTAGTTTATCTGCAGATGAGATAAAGTTTAAATTTAAAAATCCAAGTTTTAGTGGCTCAGGAACAGGTGCTCACTATT